GTCCTAAAAAATTCCCCGGCGGGCCTCTTTTCAGAAGTAATCGGGGATTGGATCACAGGGGTACCCCTTGAAACTGCATCCAAAGTCTTTGAAAGGAGTCCCAATGGAGGACACAAAAGTTCGGGTAAGCGTTTCGGGGGCTGCTCGAAAGGCAAAGCGAGCCATTCGCATTTGGGCAGGCCACTCTTCGGGTCGTTTCGACCGACCGGACAAGCTGTGGCGAACTTCGATCATCCGATTGATCGGTCTGAACCTGAAGTGGATCACCGGAACCGAAGCTTCTGGTCGTGACAACAAGCAGTTCGAGAAAGCGTTGCGTCATCCGTACCATGACTTCGTGCATCTGACGGGTGCAGCAGCCGGTGAGTGCTGGGGTATTTGGGACACTCGCTTTCTCGAACTGATGAAGTCGCCTTGGGCGGCCAAGTTGAGCGACAAGACGTACGTACGATCTCCTGAGTATGGGGGTGGGCGTACCGCACCGGTTCACGGACTCGTTATTCCGCTGAAAGCTCGCAAGGGCAGGAAGCAATGGGTTGTTGTGGTCTCGCATGATCCGCTCGATAACACGGAACAGCGTGCTGAGGTCTGGGTGGACGTTCAAGCGGGCAAGGTGCGTCTCAATGAGCAGCTAGAGCTCGAGTTTCCTGACGCCGAGATCATTTTCGTCGGAGACATCAACAAGAACCTTCGTCAACCCGAAGAGTCCTTCAAAGTGGCTCGTCACATCGAACATCCCATGGAGAAGCTCGCTTCTTGGCGTGGACACATGCCGAAAGGTGTCGGCACCCTTGGTAAGTCGGTTGTCGACATGGCATTCGCCGATCCCGGCGTTATTGTTGCTTGTGAGCTTGTTTTGGACCTTCGAGCCAGCGATCACAGGCCATTCAAATACCGAGTTTCGGGCCGTTTGCGGAAACTTGTTGACAACATCATTCGTTGAGAGGAGGAGCCATGGCGCGACGCACGCCCGCGCGATCACCAGAACAGCGCGAGAATCAGCTGATCGCCAAGGCGGTCGACCTCGCGGAAGAGCAACTCGAGTCCGGTACGGCCTCGGCACAGGTGATTACTCACTTTCTGAAGCTCGGTTCTACGCGCGAGAAGCTCGAACAAGAGATGATTGGGCTCCGAAACGAGCACCTGAAGGCCCAGACAGAAGCTCTGGCAGCTCAGGGTCAGCTCTCGGAGCTCATTGATGCCGCTTTGACTGCGTTTAAGAGCTACGTCAGTAGCTCTCCAGCCGTCTACGATGAGCTTCCGTATGACGAGACATCGCAGCTACAGTGAGCTACGTCGGATTCGAACGTTCGAAGAGCGCTACGAGTACCTGAAGCTTTCGGGTGTCGTGGGCTCTTCGACGTTCGGGCACGATCGATGGATGAACCAGCAGTTCTATCACTCAGCGGAATGGAGTGCTATGCGGCACTTCGTAATCGTTCGAGATGAGGGCTGTGACCTGGGAATGCCTGAGTGGCCAATCCATTCGAGGCTTCACATCCATCACATGAACCCGATGGTGCCGGACCAACTTGCCCAAGGTGACGAAGTTGTCTTGGATCCTGAGTTTCTGATCACCGTCAGTCATCGAACCCACAACGCCATCCACTACGGTGATGAAAGCCAGCTTCCCAGAGTTTTCACCGAACGTATGCCCGGCGACACCAAGCTTTGGTAAGGAGAGACATGAGCAACTACCGAGTCGCAGACTGCAAGACGCAGTGGTTTCAGGATGACTACCCTGGAGCAGACCTTCATCTCAACAAAGACACGATGGTCGTCACCCTACACACGACTGAGGGTACCGATTGGCCCTCCTATGAGGGCGGAGCCACTGCTCCGAACTACACCGGTCTTCCACCGTTGGGTGAGGCCCGCGGTAAGTGGCGAGGTCACTTCCCCGATGAGAAGTCCTCTCGAGCTCTTCGCAATGCAGCTGGTGGGGTGAACACCAACACCCTAAACACGGTTCAGATCGAGTTGATCGGCACCTGCGATCCTCGCAACGCCAAGCGTTGGGGCGGGACCAGCAACACTCGGGTCGCCGGTAGGGACTACGTGTTCTGGCCCGACGCCGACAAGCGTCAGCTTCACTGGGTCGGTCGCATCCTAGCTGACTTCCACAAGCGTCACGGCTTCCGTCTTCGGACCGGGGTTGTGTTCAAGCCATACCCCGCTTCTTACGGAGTCAACAACGGAGTCCGTCTTCCGTTTGCTGGCTGGAGCAACTACGTCGGCGTTCTCGGGCATCAGCATGTCCCGGAGAACAGCCACGGCGACCCCGGCAACATCGACATCCAGGAGATCCTGGGCTTCGCTAGGAAGCTGATCCAGAAGTAGTCCACAACTGTCAAAATGGGAGCCATTCGAAGGAGGTGACCCGCCATGAACGAAAGCATTCTTACCAGCGTGAAGAAGACGCTGGGTCTTGACGAGGCCTACACGGCTTTCGACCCCGACATCGTGCTCTTCATCAACACAGTTCTTGCTGACCTCAATCAGATCGGCATCGGCCCCTCTCAGGGGTTTGTAATTACGGGAGCAGAAGAGACGTGGGAAGAGTTCATCGGGTTGGATCTGACGCACACCAATGTGCAGACCTACGTCAGCCTTCGTGTGCGTCTCCTGTTCGATCCACCGGAGTCTTCTTACGCCATCACTTCGTTCAAGGAGCAGATCAATCAGCTCGAGTGGAGGATTCGAGAGCGCCGCGAAGAGTACGCCTGGTTCGACCCTGAGCCTGACGAAGATGAAATCGTACTGTGGGGCGGTACTCCCTGATGCCGGCGAACGTTGTTTTCCGGTTCAGGGAGGGTCCCGCGGTTGAGTGGACCTTCAAGAATCCGATCCTTGCTCTTGGCGAGCCGGGATTCGAGGTCGATACAGGAAAGTTCAAGATCGGTGATGGGTTTAATAAATGGCTCGACTTGGAATACTTCATCCCAGGCGCGGGCGGGGGAGGGTCGAATCTTGACGCGCACATCAACGCCCCCGAGCCACACCCCGTCTACGATGACGGGCCATCTCTGTCACTCCTCTACGAGAATGCGAAGGTGTAACCAATGACACTTCAAACTCGACTTTCGGACCTGATCACGTCATTGGGTACCGACTACAAGCAGCTCAGGACCTGGATTACCGGCTCTTCCAGTGGTGATCTCACGGGTCTGACAACCACCGACAAAACAAGCCTCCTTGCGGCCATCAATGAAGTCAAGGCCGGTTCTTCGGGCTCTCCACCGGACGCCTCAACCACTGTCAAGGGCATCATCGAGATCGCCACACTGGCTGAGGTCACCACAGGCACCGACGCGGTACGTGCGGTCACTCCACAGGGCGTCAAGCAGCAGACCGACGCCGTAATCGCTCAGATTCTGGACGCACCTCCAGGTGCGCTGGATACCCTGAACGAGCTGGCTGCGGCTTTGGGTGACGATGCCAACTTCGCGGGCACTGTGACTACCGCTCTCGCGGGAAAGCAGCCGTTGGACTCTGATTTGACCGCGATCGCTGCGTTGTCGACAACCGCGTACGGGCGAGACATCTTGGCTCTGGCCGACACCGCTGCTCTGATGGCCCTCATCTCGGCGGCCTCAGAAACTGTGCAGGGAAAGATCGAGGTTGCCACGCAAACGGAGACCAACACCGGAACTGACGACGCTCGAGCGGTGACGCCATTGAAACTGGCCACCAACATCACAGCTGTCTTCGGAAACCCGGACCTGGATCTCGCTGCGGCTTACGTTACCGCAAAGGCGTAGTTCATGGCGACTCATGAGTCGCGCCTAAGTTCCTTGATCTCGGCGGTCGGAGCAGACGTCTTTGATCTTCAGAGTTTGGCGCGAAGAGCCGTCAATACCCAAACGGGTACCACATACACGGCGGTTCTCGCGGATCGCTACAAGTTGATTACTCTTAGCAACGCAGCTGGGATCACGTTCACGGTTCCTCCACAATCGAGTGTCACCTGGCCGGCAACCACTCTTTTGTGGATCGTTCAATATGGCGCGGGACAAGTAACGATCGCCCCGGGCGCGGGCGTGACGCTGAGATCTACTCCGGGTCTGAAGCTTTCCGGTCAGTACGCTATGGCTCAGCTTCTTCGGATGGGATCTGACGATTGGTTGGTCTTCGGACGGCTAAGCGCATGAGTTTCTGTAGCTCAGGAGTAGTTGCTGCGTCCATGGTGCAACCAGTTGGAGCTGGAATCTCATATTTGGGCACCGTTGGAATACAACGACAGCCAACCGCGGGATCAGCATTGACTTTGACACTACCTTCTCCGGGTGGAGGCATTCTCGCCGATGACTTCCTCGTTGCGCTGGTGACTAACAACACCAACACGGTGTGGGCTACTACCGCCTTGACCGCTGCCGGTTTTACTCGTCGAAATACTCAACAGTCCGGAACGGGAGCTCAGTCTCCTACCGGTGCGGTGTTCTACAAGAAGGCGGTTGGTGGAGAATCCGGAAACATCTCAGCCACAAACCCAGGAGGCGTTGCCGCGGGCATTGTACTTGGCTATCGAGGTGTCGATACAACCACTCCGTTTGATAACACGGATGCGAAGGCGCCAATTACCGGTGTGACGAATTATGACGTACCAGCACAGACCGCGACGATGGACGGTGTGGCGCAGGTGATTGGGGCATGGGCTAATTCAAACGCATCGAGCTTCAACCCGCCGACCAATCCAGCTACGTTCACCGAACTCGTTGACGACTCGACCGCATTTCCGCATTTCTGGGTAGGTCATCTGCTCGGGCGTCCTTCTGGATCGACCGGTGTCAGGAATCTTGTGCGTAACGCAGCAATTCGTGGCGGCGTCATTGGTGTTCTACTTCGACCAGCAGCATAGAAAGGAGGGTCTATGACGACCATTGATGAATACCTTGAGCACCACGGCATCAAGGGCATGAAGTGGGGAGTCCGTCGTGAGCGTGGCTCGGACGGCACCGTTTCGGGAAACCTCTCCAAGGTCAATCCTCGGACTTTGTCCGATTCAGACCTGCGTGCGGCCGTCAATCGAATGCAGCTTGAGCGTCAGTTCTCGCAACTGGCGACGGAGCGCGTAAGCAAAGGCGACGGTTTCGCCAAGAACCTCCTCAAGGACATTGGCAAGCAACAGGTCCGTCGCGTCGCAAGCAAGGCAGCTGATCTCGCGATCGAAGCAGCCATCAAGCAGGCCGGCGTGAAGACTGAAAGCAAGGCGGTCCAAGAGGTTGCGAAGAGGTTGAAGCCCAAGAAGAAGTGAGAGGAGGTTGGCGATGGGGTTTTCGAATACAGCAACACCGAGATACTATGCGGAATTCAAGCAGGCTGTGATGGACGGACTAATCCCCGTGTGTCGTGAAATTTCTGCTGAGATGAACCGCATCGACGCTCTCATCGCCAACCCCAACATTTGGTATGACGACGAAGCAGTAGAAGGATTCATCCGCTATTGCGAGAACGAACTTACTTTGACCGACGGAAGCGATCTTAGATTACTTCCATCGTTCAAACTGTGGGCTGAGCAGATTTTCTGCTGGTACTACTTCACGCCGCGGCAAGTGCCCGAAGAACTTCCCAATGGGCACGGTACGCATTACGTGACGAAGATCGTCAAGCGTCGTTTGACCTCAAAGCAGTACCTGATCGTGGCTCGAGGAGCGGCTAAATCGCTATACGAGAGCTGTCTTCAGTCATATTTCTTGGTCGTAGACTCATCTACCACCAAGCAGATCACAACGGCCCCCACCATGAAGCAGGCCGAGGAAATCATGGGGCCGATTCAGACTTCTATCACGCGCGCGCGGGGACCCCTTTTCAAGTTCTTGACGGAGGGTTCACTCCAGAACACCACTGGAAATCGTGTGTTGCGACAGAAGTTGGTTCACACCAAGAAGGGTGTGGAGAACTTCTTGACGGGCTCCCTGCTCGAAGTCCGCCCTATGGCCATCAACAAGCTGCAGGGTCTCAGGACGAAGTGCAACACGGTGGACGAGTGGCTCTCCGGAGACCTCAGGGAAGACGTCGTGGGCGCCATCGAGCAGGGAGCCTCCAAGGTTGAGGACTATCTCATCGTTGCGGTGAGTTCGGAAGGCACGGTTCGTAACGGTGCCGGCGACACCATGAAGATGGAGCTTGCCGATATCCTAAAGAACGGTGGCAGTCCGCATATTTCGATTTGGCACTACAAGCTGGACGAAATCAATGAAGTTCTCAACCCAGATCTTTGGGTGAAGGCTCAGCCTAACATCGGAATCACGGTGAGCTATGAGACCTACCAACTGGACGTTGAGAGAGCCGAAAGAGCGCCTCAGACGAGGAACGATATTCTCGCCAAGCGATTCGGCATCCCAATGGAAGGTCACACCTACTTCTTCACCTACGAAGAGACAATCCCGCATCGACCCCAGAATTTCATGGGATTGCCCTGCTCCTTAGGCGCGGACCTCTCGCAAGGTGACGACTTCTGTGCGTTCACGTTCCTGTTCCCGCTTAGCCGTGATCGGTTCGGGGTCAAGACAAGATCGTACATTACCGAACGAACACTCTCACAACTTCCTGGCGCTACGCGACAGAAGTATGACGAGTTCATTGCTGAGGGAAGCCTTTGCGTTATGCCAGGGACATACCTCGACATTGGTAACCAAGTGAACGAGGATCTCGATCTGTTCATTCAGTCAAATGGTTATGATGTTCGGTCGATGGGCTATGACACATACAACTCCAAGGAATTTCTGGCGTGGTATGAGTCAAATTACGGTCCATTCAACATCGAGAAAGTAATCCAGGGCGCTAAGACGGAGTCCGTTCCTCTAGGTGAGATCAAGAATCTGAGTGAGGATCGCCTCATTCTATTTGACGAGCTTCTTATGCAGTACGCCATGGGCAACTGCATGGTCATAGAGGACACGAACGGAAACCTCAAGCTGTGGAAGAGGCGGTACGACGAAAAGATCGACCCCGTGGCGGCCCTGATGGACGCCTGGATCGCATTCAAGGTCAACAAGGAGGCGTTCGAATGACACGCACAGGAAAGGAGGTGACTCATGGGGTTCCGTGATCGAATAGTACATGCGTTCAATGCATTCATCAAGGACGAGAGACTCGGCCCCGGTCGAATCGAGAGCGAACCAAGCTACTACGGTCGTCCTCGATCTGGTGGGTATGGACGAACCATCAGCGAGCGGACAACCATCGCATCCATCTACAACCGGATCGCCATCGATGCCGCGGCACTTCCTGTGCGTCACGTCCGCGTTGATGAAGAGGAGAGGTTTCTCGAGAACATTCGAAGTCGTCTGGACGATGTTCTAAGCGTTGAGGCGAACTTGGACCAGAACGGTAGGCAACTGCTTCAAGATGTCTACCAGACAGTTTGCGAAGAAGGAGTGATTGCTCTAGTCGGCGTCGACATGACTGCTGACCCTGAGAACACAGGATCCTTCGACGTAGGCAATGCTCGGGTGGGAATCATCACCGAATGGAAGGCGTCTCGAGTAAAAGTCAAGTGTTGGAATGAGAAGAAGGGTGTGTACGAGGAGATCTGGCAAGGCAAACGCTACACGCCGGTCGTCCAGAATCCTTTGTACGCTGTGATGAACGAGCCCAACTCCACTCTTCAGCGCTTGATGCAGAAGCTTGCCTTGCTGGATACGTCGGACGAGCTTGTCGCCTCGGGGAAGCTCGACATCATCATCCAGTTGCCATACGCCATCAAGTCGGAAACTCGACGGCAAGGTGCGGAGCAGCGACGCAAGGACATGGAGACTCAGCTCAAGGGATCGAAGTACGGTGTGGCCTACACGGACGCAACCGAGAAGATCACACAGCTGAACCGTCCAGCTGAGAACAACCTGTTAACACAGGTGGAGTGGCTTACACAGAAAGCTTACTCCGAGCTGGGTCTCACCAAGGAGATCATGGATGGCACTGCCGATGAGGCTGCCATGGTCAACTACTACAACCGAACGGTTGAGCCTCTCGTTGCTCAGTTGGTCAATGAGATCAAGAGGAAGTGGCTGACTCGTACTGCTCGAACTCAAGGGCAGACGATCATGGCTTTCCGTGATCCGTTCAAATACATGCCGATCAGTGCGATCGCAGAGGTCGCCGACAAGTTCACTCGTAACGAGATTGCAACCTCGAACGAGATCCGACAGTCGATCGGATGGAAGCCGCATTCTGATCCCGCAGCTGATCAGCTCAGGAACAGCAACATGCCGGTTGACGACACACCGGTTGGTCAACCTGTTGACGGCTCAACTGATCCCAATCAGCTAGCCGACATGCTGGGTGCAGACTTTGATGCCCAGCTCGACGCCATTGCGGGAGGAGGCTGATGAGCACTCACCTCGGGGAGGAGTTCGCCAAGGACTTTCTCGCCCACGCCTACGACCCTCGAAAAGCCCACGAGTACTACCTGAGAACCAGGAAGCTCAAGGGCCGAAACAAGGGCCAAGGGGACCAGTCGAACTCCGACATGTCCTCCACCAAAACCCGAAAGTCGCGAGTCACTGCCATCGGCAGCAAGGCTGCGGCTGATGTCGGGTCTCAACGGTCTGCTGCAATCCAACGTCTGGCTGACCAGGCAAAGGAAAAGCTTAGCAGATTGACCGAGGAGTTTCGCTCCTGGGTTGATTCCCATCCCAAGGCAACCGACAAAGAGCGGTTTGCCAAGAGAAGGGAGATGCTCGACCGAAAGGACGACATCATCCGCACCCTGAAGTCGGATGTGGCCAAGATCACCTCGGCTGCTTCATCCAAGTCCAAGACACCGGCGGCAACCGAGGGCCGTCGTCATTGAATCGAAAGGAGACAGTCAAAATGGGAGTAAAGCTCGCTGATTTCAGCGGACTCGCGACCAAGGCTGGCCTTGAGTGCTCTGACGGTCGAACGATCATGCCACACGCGTTCGCCGATCAGGACGGAACCCAGGTTCCGCTGCTCTGGTCGCATCAGCACGATGGCCCCGACAATGTTCTGGGACACGTCAAGCTCAAGAAGACCGCCGACGGCGACATGGCCGTGGACGCGTACTTCAACAACAGCCCGAAGGCGCAGAGCACCAAGGCGCTCGTCGAACACGGGGACGTCAACTCCCTTTCCATCTGGGCCAATCGGCTGGTGGAGAAGGGGAAGAAGGTCTTCGGCGGAAAGATCAAGGAAGTTTCGGTCGTGCTTGCGGGCGCGAACCCGGGAGCCCTGATCCAGAACGTCAACGTTGCCCATGGTGACGGCGACTACCTCACGCTCGAAGACGAAGTGCTGGTATTCACCGGCCTGCGTCTCGTGCACGCCGACGGGACTCCGTTCCCGGAGGTTGACGATCCCGAAGATGAGTCCGCAGAAGCTGCGGAGAAGTCCGAGGAGAACGCCGAGGAAGAGACCAAGGGGGAGGGTGACGAGGTCGAGCACGCGGACACCGACACGCTTCAAGAGGTCTACGACTCTCTGAACGACGAGCAGAAGGCGCTCGTCCACGACATGATCGGGGCTGCTCTCGAGAAGGGCAAGACCGACACCGCAGAGCACTCCGACAAGGACACTGAGGGCGAAGACCTCAACAACACGGAAGGAACCGACAACATGGCGCACAACGCCTTCGAGAACAGCGACGACTCGGCCGGGGCCGGCGACGGGGGCACCCTCGTTCACGCCGACTTCGACGAGATCAAGGAGAACTGGAAGCGCGGTGGCTCGATGAAGCACGCCGTGGAGGAGTACTGCCTCAAGCACGGCATCGAGAACCTGGCAGCTCTCTTCCCGGACGCGAAGGCCCTCGAGCAGGACCCGCAGTTCGACATGCGCCGGCAGGAGGGTGTCCAGACCGTCATCAATGGCGTTCGTCACACCCCATTCGCCAAGGTGAAGACCCTCTGGTCCGACATCACGCACGAAGAGGCTAGGGCCCTGGGTTACATCAAGGGCAACCTGAAGAAGGAGGAGTTCTTCGGCATCAAGAAGCGCACCACCTCTTCGACCTGGATCTACAAGAAGCAGAAGCTCGACCGCGAGGACATCATCAACGCAACCGAGCTCCGCGTCGTGGCCTGGATGAAGGCCGAGATGCAGATCATGCTGAAGGAGGAGATCGCGCGCGCGATCCTCGTCGGCGACGGTCGGCCTGTGGAGGACCCGGCCAACCCGGGTGAGCCCAACCCCGACAAGATCAAGGACCCGGTGGGAGCCGTCGATGGTGAGGGCATTCGCTCGATCTTGAATGACGACGACCTCTTCGTGGCCACGGTCAACGTCGAGGTTCCGGCGAACGTGGGCGATTCCTGGCAGGGTGTGGTCGAGGAGATCATGGTCGGAATGGAGCTGTACAAGGGCTCCGGAGCTCCGACTCTCTTCACCACCCTCGGGAAGCTCAACCGGATGCTGCTGTCCAAGGACGGGTTCCAGCGTCGTCACTGGAAGACCAAGGCGGAGCTCGCCTCGGAGATGGGTGTGTCGGATATCGTCACGCTCGACTTCATGGACGACCCGACGTACGCAACGTGCCTCGGTCTGATCGTGAACCTTCAGGACTACAACGTCGGCACGGACTCCGGTGGCGAGGTCACCCTGTTCGACGACTTCGACCTGGACTACAACCAGTACAAGTACCTGATCGAGACGCTGTTCTCCGGCGCCCTCGTGAAGATCCGTTCGGCTCTTCGGATCACGATCCAGCCGACCGCAAGCACCGAGCTGGCCAACCCGACGGTCCCGACCTTCGACTCGGCCACTGGTGTCACGACCATCCCGACGATGGCCAACGTCACCTACAAGAACGCCGACACGGACGCGACGCTCGTCGCTGGTGCGCAGACCGCTCTGGCGCCAGGTGCCACGCTCAACGTCAAGGCCGTTGCCAACGCCGGCTTCTACTTCGCCGACGACCAGCACGACGAGTGGAGCTTCACTCGCGACGCGGCCTGAGCAGGAGGTAGCCAATGACGAAGTTTCACGGCTTCGTCGGCTACAACCTCGGTAAGACGCTAATCCGTCCTGGCGTCTGGGAAGATGACATTGTCGAAATGGAATACTTCGGCGACGTCAAAAACCCCAGGCGTCAGGTGGCGGAAAGGGACGACACCGTCCACTCCACCGTCACTGTGACGAGCATCATCGAGATCGTGGCTGACGAGTTTGCCGAAAACAACTTCTATGCCATCAAGTATGTCAGCTGGAAAGGAAAGAACTGGGAAGTCGAGTCTCTCGAGCCTCGTCGTCCTCGTCTACTTTTGAGGTTGGGAGGAATCTACAATGGGCCTGTCCCAGAGCCAGCTTGAGGCACACGTCGGATCTCTCGACACGCTTCTCAAGTCTTTGCTGGGCAGTGACTATGTCTACTTCCAGCCTCCCGATGACATCGAGATGAGTTACCCGGCCATCGTCTACAACCTCGATTTCGAGAATGTTCAACATGCAGACAATGCGCCGTACTCACGCAAGATGCGTTGGGTCATCACCCTAATTTCTAGGGATCCAATGGATCCCACCAGGGAGAAGATCGCCGATTTAAAGTCGTGCACGTTCGAACGAGCGTACCCGGCCGACAACCTCAACCACCAAACTTTCAACCTGTTCTACTGAGAAAGGAACATCATGACTGCACTTACCTGGGCCGCCGCTGGCCAGAAGAAGTGGAAGACCGGTGTCGACCGAGGCGTGCTCTACCTGCGCAACGGAGCCGGCCTCTACGACGAGGGTGTCGCGTGGCCTGGCCTCACGACCGTCACCGAGAGTCCTGCGGGAGCCGAAAGCAACAAGCAGTACGCGGACAACAGCGTATACGCCAACCTGAAGTCGGCCGAGACCTTCGGCGCGACCATCGAGGCGTTCAACTACCCGCTGGAGTTCGAGGCCTGCGACGGAACCGGGGAGCTGGTTCCGGGCGTCAAGATTGGTCAGCAGGTTCGGGAGACCTTCGGGTTCTCTTACCGAAATCTTCTCGGCGATGACCTCGTGGGTGACGCCCTCGGCTACGAGATTCACCTTGTTTACGGCGCCGACGCGGCGCCGTCCGAGGTCGCTCACGCGACGGTCAACGACTCCCCGGAGCTCGCGGCCTTCTCGTGGGAGGTCACCACGACCGGCGTCGAGGTCCCGGGCTTCCGGCCGACCTCGCACATCACCGTCAACTCGACCGAGGTTGCTCCGGCCGACCTGCTGGCACTGGAGGAAATCCTCTACGGCACGGTCGGCACCGACCCGCGTCTGCCTCTGCCCGAGGAGGTCGGCTCCATCGTGGGTGTGGCCACCGCGGTCAACATGAACCTGGACGCCAACAAGCCCACGTTCGTGTCCGGCACGGGTGTCATCACCCTGCCCACCGTCACTGGTGTGCAGTGGAAGATCAACGGAGTCAACAAGGCTCCTGGTGCTCAGCCGGCCATCGCGTCTGGTGCCACCGCCGACGTGGACGCTGTTCCGGCTTCGACGAGCTACACGCTCACCGGAGACACGCACACAGAGTTCACCCGGCCGTAGTTCTACATCTGACAGAAAGGAGGTCAAGGAATGCTTGAGATAACGGTTCTAGGGGAAGAGCTTTTCGATGCGGAGACAAATAAGTTCTCGTACCCCGATAGCTTCACTTTAGAGCTGGAGCATTCCTTGGCCTCCCTGTCAAAATGGGAGTCAAAATGGGAGATTCCCTTCCTGAGTGATCAAGAGGAGCATTACAAAACAACGGAAATGGTTCTTGACTACGTCCGGTGCATGCTTCTCACATCCGATCCTCCTCCGGACTGGATCTCCAAACTCTCTCAGGAGAATTTGGATGAGGTCACAACGTACTTCGACGCCAAGATGACCGCTACTTGGTTCAACGAAGACCGTCCGGAAGCTAAAAGCGGAGAGACCATTACCGCGGAGCTCGTCTATTACTGGATGTTCTCTGCCGGGATTGACAAAGAGTGTGAGAACTGGCACATCAATCGCCTATTCACACTAATCAAGATCTACGGAGCCAAGAACTCCAAGCCCAAGCCTATGGGCCGGCAGGAAGCAGCGGCTCGTCGCCGCGCCCTGAACCGAAAGCGTCTAGCGGAAGGAGGATAGTAATGACCAGACTTGTGTGGAACACCCCAGGCACAAAGGAATACCAAACGGGCCTTGATCATGGAGTCCTCTACCCGGTGACGGGGGAAGGTGTTCCCTGGGTGGGTCTTGTGAACCTGACCGAGAATGTCTCCGGAGGTGAGCAGGAATCTTTCTACTACGACGGGGTTAAGTATCTTGACGTCATCGCGTATGAGGATTACCAAGCCACCCTTGAGGCGTACGCAGCGCCAGAAGAGTTCGGTCCATGTGATGGGACAGCTCACGTCGCCATGGGTCTGTTCGCTACTGGACAGCCGAGAATTCCGTTCAGCTTTACGTACCGAACGATAGTCGGGGACGATATCGATGAAGAAGCCGGGCACAAGATCCACCTGGTTTACAATTGCATGGCGACACCATCTGAGCGAGTGTGGAATACCAAGTCGGAATCCCCAGAAGCTCCCACGTTGTCTTGGACGATTTACGGTGTTCCACCGAGGCCAGCTTCATACAGTGGTGTGACATACAAGCCCACGTCGCATCTCATTCTCGACACAAGGGTTCTGGATCCCACCGATCTGGAGGCTTTCGAGAACTTGCTCTATGGAACTGCGGTTGGAGTTACGCCGCTGATTCCTCCGGGGCTTCCCGTGCTTCCGACTCAGCAACAGCTGGTCAATTTCATCAATCTGGGTTATTTGTGAGGCTGGACTGGACTTCTGAAAACAGGATCCAGTCAGGAGTCGACAGAGGAGTTCTATATTTGACCGAAGGGCCTGTTCCTTGGGTTGGATTGACGAAAGTAACCCAAAAAGCGGACGACACGAACATTTCGACGCTTTACTACGATGGTGTTCCGTTCGCTACGACACAAACCAAAGAAGATTTTGGTCTAACCGTTGAAGCATGGACGTATCCTGATGAATTTGATCCATATTTGGGAAATAGCGGAGATTTAGAGACGAATCAGAGTCGAAAGCCGTTTGATCTCAGTTGGAGAGATGACATCGGAGAGAGTCATTTGATTCATCTGGTGTGGAATGCTCTGGCGGTTGATCAAGATCTGCCATATTCCTCCAAGAACGATGAACTTGAAGTAACCATGCTTACATGGGACATATTTGCGACTCCAGAAGTTACCGAGGGCATTCATCCGACGGCACATCTGGTTGTAGACACCGATCTTGCTCCGGAGGCTGCTGTAGAAGCCCTGGAGGACATCATCTATGGGTCTTCCACGACGGATCCTAGATTCCCCGAGACCTCGGAGGTGATCGATCTCTTCCTGGACCATGCGGTCTTGGTCGTAACGGATAACGGTGACGGCACGTGGACGGCCACCGGTCCAGATGAAGCATTCACGTTAGTCGGAGATATATTCACCATTCGGTGGCCCTCCGCTCTGTTTCTCTCGCCAATCAAGTACAAGATCAGCTCTATGTGAAGAGGTGTCGTGGCCACAGTCAACGGATACACAGCAGAACACACCGAAGAGGTGTTCGATGAGAGCATTGTCGATGGCGAAGTCGTTGGCGATGACCTGATTCTCACCACTAGAGGTGGTACTCCGATAAATGCCGGAGATGTTCGTGGTCCAATCGGGATTACTCCCGTTGCCGGAGTGAATTGGGGATCTGGTGTCCCCTACGTCACGAATGACATCGTCGGCTACCAAGGACGAATGTGGCGTGCCACGGGAAGCAGCACCAACAAGGTGCCCTCGATGAATACGTCTCTGTGGGTTCCTCTTACGGGAATTGACGTGGATGCGTGGTATCAGACAGATCCATACTTCACAAGCGATTCGTTCGGGGTGGCCTGGGAGACTTTCTGGAAGTCTGGAACTAGTACGGTTTCTTTAACCACCACTGCGGGAGAATTTGAAACGGGAAAACAGGCTTTGAAGGTTGCACTTTCTGCTTCTTCCACACAAAGCCTGTATGAGAAGGACGAGAACATAGTTTATGGCGGCGAACCCGTCACGATGATTGTCCGTGCCAAACTGACTGCCGCAGCGGCAGGCGCCACCATGAGTGGAGAAATTCTTCAGAACGACATGTCTGGTCCTCCGGGGATTTTAGAAAGTGGTGTCGTTGCTACCGCAGCGATTCAAAGTGCGTACACGTTATCAACGACGTGGACAGACTACTACTTCACTTTCTATCCAGCAAACGCCAAACCCAGGGCTCGAGTACATCTCAAGGTTCTTCAGGCAGCTGGGAACTCATCCAACATTGTGATCGATCGAGTGTTGATCATGAAGAAGGAAAACACGGGATGGATGCCTCTGCTTCCCATTACCGGATGGGCAGCGTATGGCGCTGGATTTGTAACACCCAGGATCAAGCTAGAAGACAAATGGGTTGAACTTGATGGACTGATTCAACGAACTGGAGCCAATCTGGTTGCAGCAGCCACGCTTTTCAACGTTGCTGCACGATTCCGTCCAACGGCCGGCATAAAGAGCAAATGGGTTGACAACTCTGGAACCTTGGTTCGTGTGGATATCCCAACGTCAGGCAATCTGTTCTTTCCAACCGCGGGCATCAATACCAACGGATTCATATTCCTAGATCTTCTCCGCTGGCCAGTCGATTGATAAGGAGGAGCCGTGGCCATCACCGTAAAGTCCAGCGGCTCCTACAAAAGGACGCTGACGTGGCTGCATAAGATGCAGCGTCTGAACTACGCGGGCATATTTGCTAGGTATGGGCAAGCGGGGGTCAATGCTCTTTCGGCAGCGACCCCCGTAGAAACCAGTGAGACCGCGAGCTCTTGGTATTACGAAATCGAGGTAAAACCCGGTCTTGTGTCCATAATTTGGAAAAACCGTCACGTTGTGGACGGCCGACCAGTTGCAGTCCTGCTTCAATACGGACACGGAACCGGAACAGGAGGCTACGTGCAGGGTAGAGACTTCATCAACCCCGCTATCCGTCCCATATTTGACCAGATCGATGCCGAGCTGATGAAGGTGGTGAGAAGCGCATGACTTCAAGCATTGAAGATCGCATTGTAGCGATGAAGATGGAGAACACCCAGTTCGAGAAAGGCGTCACGCAGTCGCTTGCTTCTCTCACCCGGCTCGAGAACGCCCTGAACAAGGGCATGTCGGCCAAGGGCCTCGACAACATTCAGAACAATCTGCGTGGATTCAATCTGAACCCGATCGAGTCTGCCCTCAGTGGAGTGTCGAAGTCGTGGCTTGCCATGTCTACGATCGCCATCACTGCTCTGGCCACAATTGCTACGCGAGCCGTTACGGCCGGCGGAAGCATTGTCAAGTCGCTGTCCTTGGATCAGGTTCTCACGGGATTCAACGAGTACAGCACAAATCTGACTGCCATTCAGACGGTGTTGGCCAATACCCAGGTGCAGGGCACCACTCTGGATGATGTCAACGATGCGCTTCAGCAGCTGAACAACTACTCCGATAAGACCATCTTCAACTTCGGTGAGATGGCCAAGAACATCGGTACGTTCACCGCAGCTGGCGTTGACCTGCAGGGCTCGGTTGACTCGATCAAGGGTATCGCGAACCTCGCGGCTCTGTCGGGTTCCAGCTCAGAGCAGGCCTCCACCGCGATGTACCAGCTCAGCCAGGCGATCGCCGCCGGCCGGGTAAGCCTGCAGGACTGGAACTCAGTCGTCAATGCAGGTATGGGTGGCTCCACGTTCCAGAGGGCGCTTGCTCAGACGGCCCAGGCCATGGGAACGATCGAGGAATCTGCCATCAAGATCGACGAAGAGACCGGGAAGATGACCATCAACGGTGCGTCCTTCCGCGACTCTATTTCTGCCATCGGTGGAGAGAAGTGGCTTACCTCTGACGTTCTGACCAATACGCTCGCTCAGTTCACTGGCGACCTTACGGACGCGGAGCTGGCAGCACAGGGCTTCAACAAGGAGCAGATCAAGGCGATCCAGCTGACGGCTACGACCGCGCAGGATGCTGCCACGAAGGTCAAGACGATCAAGCAGGTGTTCGATGTTGCCAAGGAGACGATTGGTTCGGGTTGGTCCTTGACCTTTATGCGCATATTTGGCGACTTCGAAGAAGCCCGCACGACGATGACTCAGCTTTCCGAGTTCATCGGTGGAATCATCAAGACCAACGCCAACGCGCGTAACAAGGTTCTCGCGGATTGGGGGAAGATGGGTGGCCGCACGGTCGCCATCGATGCGATCAAGAACGCATGGGCTTCCCTCATGTCGGTGATCGAGCCAATTCATGACGCGTTCCGCGACATATTCCCGGCCAGCACGGGAGAAGACCTGTTCAACCTTACCGTGAAGGTTCGAGACTTCTTCGAGTCATTCAAGGTTGGTGAGGAGACCGGAAACAACATCCGTCGAACCTTCGCCGGCTTGTTCGCTGTCCTCGATATCGGATTCAAGATCGTCTCGGGGATATTCGGGGTGTTCTTCGATCTGATCGGCGTCATGGGACAGGGGACCGGAGGAATCCTTGGATTCACCGGAAGCGTCGGCGACATGCTGGTCAAGCTCAACGAATGGTTGGAGAAGACTAACGGCATCGAAGAGTTCTTCTCGGGGCTTAGCTCCGTTCTCTCGGTCCCAATCAAGCTCATCGGCGATCTGGCAGGAGCTTTCGCTAGCCTGTTTGGTGGAGACTCCGGTGGTCTTGACGATACCGCTGACGCTCTGGGAAGAGTGTCCGAACGCATGTCGCCGCTGGCAGGCCTGATCAATGCTCTTGCCACCGCTTGGGACCGTTTCCTGGATCTTCTGAGTGCTGGTGTGGAGCTGTTCGCACCGTTCGTGCAAGGGATTGCCGACATATTCGGTGGTCTCGGTACGGCCATTGCCAACTCCATGAGCACTGGGGACTTCGAGCCCGTTCTGGACATGATCAACACCGGTCTTCTGGGTGCGATTGTGCTCCTGTTCGCCAAGTTTGCCAAGAGCGGCTTCAACTTCAACCTCTTCGGCATGGGTGGGGGTCTGGCAAGCAGTATTACAGGCTCTCTGGACGCCCTCACAGGCTCTCTGCAGGCCATGCAGGCCAACATCCAGGCCGGCACCTTGCTCAAGATTGCGGGCGCTGTAGCGCTCATTACAGCGTCTATCGTGGCGCTCTCGCTGATCGATTCTGCGGCCCTGAACAAGGCTCTTCTGGCCTTGAGCGTTGCGTTCGGTCAACTTCTGGTTGCCATGGGCATATTGGTCAAGATCAGCAATTCTGCGGGTCTGGTGAAGGTTCCGGCGATCGCAGCGGCAATGGTTCTGTTGGCAGGAGCAATTCTGATTCTGTCGGGAGCCGTCGCGATTCTCAGCTCTCTGAGTTGGGAAGAATTGGTGAAGGGTCTGGGCGCCGTCGGCGTCCTGCTTCTCTTCATATCCGGGTTTGCTGCTTCGATGTCCATGGCGTCCGGTCCGATCCTCAGGGTGGGACTGGCGATGATCCCCCTCGCAATCAGCCTGAACCTCTTGGCTGTCGCGATGAAGGTCTTTGCCACCATGTCTTGGGGTGAGATGGCTAAGGGCTTTGCCGGTATTGCTGGTGGCCTTGTGATCATCGCAGGGGCCATGCAACTGATGCCCGCAACCCTTCCGCTGACTGCTGCCGGGCTCGTTCTGGTGTCGATCGCGTTGGCAGGCATCGCAGGATCCATGATGCTGTTCGCCTCCATGAACTGGAGCGAGATGGGTAAGGGCATGGTTGGAATTGCCGGAGCCCTTCTGATCATTGCTGGGGCCATGAACCTCATGCCGATCAGCCTGCCGATCACAGCCGCCGGACTCGTTCTGGTGGCCGCGGCTCTGACTGGAATTGCCGCCGTTGCGAAGATATTTGCGACCATGTCGTGGGAGGAGATGGCTAAGGCCGCTGCTGCTCTGGCGGGTTCGCTTCTGATCATTGCTGGTGGCGTGACACTGATGTCTGGTGCCCTTGCGGGTGCTGCGGCGTTGGTGATCGTTGCTGGCGCTCTTGCGATTCTTGCTCCGGTCCTTGTGACTCTGGGCGCAATGTCTTGGGAGATGATCGGAAAGGGTCTGGCCACTCTGGCAGGCCTCTTCGTCATTCTCGGAGTTGCTGGGTTGGTTCTGGGACCTTTGGTTCCGGTCATCCTGGCTCTGGCCGCCGCAATTCTCATTCTCGGAGCTGGTATGGCTCTGGCGGGTGCTGGAATGCTGGCGTTCGGAATCGGCCTCGCTGCTTTGGCGGGCGCTGGTGGCGCGGGTATCGCAATCCTGAAACAGGCTGCGATCGAGCTTATTCAGCTTCTACCTGAGCTGGCACAAGCAATGGCATTGGCTGTCATCGAGATGGTCATCGCTATTGGGGAAAAGGCTCCGGAGCTGGTGGAAGCATTCTCAAAGCTCATGGACTCTCTCCTGGAGGCAGGTATAAAGCTGCTTCCCAAGTTCGGTCGATTCATGACTCAGCTGATTCAGACGGGGCTCAAGGTGCTTCGTCAGAACCAAGACGACATGATCGAAGCTGGTTTGGATCTCATCATCGCCCTTCTGTCTGGTCTGGAGAAGAAGCTTCCAGAAATGCAGGAGAAAGCTGGCGATGTGGCTGCCGCGTTCATTCGTGGTATGGGCAAGCAGCAAGCTAAGCTTGCTGATGCTGGTCTGGACGCGCTGGTGGACTTCCTCAACGGATTGGCCGCTGCGATCGACTCCCACGCGGGAGAGCTTCGTGCCGCAGGTACTCGGATCGCCGTCGCGATCGTCAACGCCATCTTGGCTCCATTCAAGGATCTCGGTGGTCAGATTCTCGGGTTGCTGAACAGTGCGGCCCAGAGCGCTGCGAACAACTTCCACTTCCCAAAGATCAGCATTGGGAATCCGTTCAACAATGACCGTGGTTCAGGTAGAACCGACGTGATCGGTCAGTACGTGGAGGAATTGGGTCTGATTGGTGGTTCAGAACAGGTCAAGGAAGCCTTCGAGAACATTCGAGCGGGTATTCAGACCGAACTGGACAAGACCGACACGATCATCGCTCGCGACAAGGACAAGCTCGAGAAATTGCGTAAGGCCGGCAAGGGCGACACCAAGGAAGCCGAGAAGCTCAGAGATGAGATTCAGAAGCAGACCAAGCGTCGCAAGGACTTGCGCGAAGAGCAAGACAAGTGGAACAAGGGAATGAAGGATGAGCGAAAGGATCTGTCTGCTCTGAGTAGGCAGTACGACGATCTGATGCAACACATCAGTGACGCTCAGGATGCCTTGAAGAAGGCTCAGGACGATCGCGACTCCTTCGTTACCAGCACCACGGCGCAGTTCTCACAGCGCCCCGATATTTCGCAGGGAATGAGTCTCCAGTCGTACATGCGACAGGTGGCCCAGAAGACGGCTCAGGTCAAGAAGTTCATGGAGACTCTCCAGAAGCTTCGCGAGGCGGGTCTGTCCGACGAGTCCTACCGACAGCTGTTGGCTGAGGGCGTTGATGCCCAGAGGCTCATGGAGCAGTTGCTCACGGGTGGTGGAGAGGCGGTTCAGCAGTTCAATGCTGCCAATGCTGCGCTTCAAGGCGCGGCTGCGACTCTCGCCTCCCAGGCATCCACTCAGCTGTACTACGACGCTGCGATTGCTTCAGCACAGGCAACTCTGCAGGGCTGGGAAGACTCCAAGCCCGCGCTAGAGGCGCAGATGACTGAGATCGCTCGGATCATGGTCAAGGCCATCAAGAAGGCGCTGAAGGTCAAGTCTCCCTCGAAGGTCTTCCGGGAGATTGCCGACTTCACGACCCTAGGATTCACACAGGGTCTGGATGCCGGCGTAGGCGCAGTAGAGAAGGCAACGGAGAAGTTGGGCATAGCGTCTCTCGAGACGATGCAAGCCACAATGAATAAAGCGAAGGATTTGGGTGTCTTGAGTATGAACCCAACCATCGCCCCCGTGCTGGATCTCACTCAGCTCCAGAAAGATGCGACCAAGATCGGAACAATGCTCGCTACCGATCCCATGGTGGCGACGGTGTCTTACGAGAAGGCTGCCGGCATATCTGCCGATCAGCGGGCTGCTCTGGCTGCCATGGAGCTTCAGCTTCAGGGTGGAGGAGACACGACCGTTGAGTACACACAAATTCTGCAATCGCCCACGCCCTTGAACCCGGTAGATGTTTACCGGGCAACCAAGAGCTCCATTCCGCTGATGAAGGAGGCCTTAGACATTCCATGAAATACACGAAAATCCGTCTTACGGGCCTCGAAAGTACCGATCTGGTTCTGCAAGGAGCCAGCCACGATGACTTGTTCATCTGCAAGGGTGTTGACGGCCTGGGGCCCCCCGAAATCGATGTGTCGATCGCACAGATGCTCGATGGCGGGGGGTACTTCCAGAACAAGGTCCCCAAGAACAAGCAGATCATCGCTCGAATCGGACTCAACCCAACCTGGGCAGTCGAATTGGGCACAACGGTCTCGGATCTCAGAGAGATGCTTTACGGAATGCTGACGGGAGGATACACAGGCGACCGAGTTGCTGTGATCCTTATGGACGTCGATCCGGATACCTTCGACGAGACCGAAATCTGTCGTATCTACGGATATGTCAGCAAGTTCGAGATCGTGCCATTCAGCAAGGACCCTCAGGTGCAGATCACCATCGAGTGCCTGAGTCCCTGGTACGAGGCTCTCAACCCGGTCTTTCCAACGCTTGGAACCATGAGTAAGACCGCTCCCAACATCCTGAACGTTGGGAATGGTCCGACTGGGTTCAAGATGAAGTTCACTTTCGCTGGCTTGGGTGGCGGAGGAATCCCGACGTATGAAATCGAGACGCAAGGGGGGCTTAAGCACATGTTGTTTACCCCTCCTTGGAACTTCGTGAACGGAGATTACATCGAGTTCTCGACCGTTTCTGGAGATCGGTACGCTACCATCTACCACGGCGCTGTGGCTCAGAATGCACTAGCCTGGTTGAGTTCGGATTCGGATTGGCTTCAGTTGTACGGAGGCATGAACATTCTGTCCATGTCAAGCAACCTGTTCAACTGGAACAACATCGAGTTCGTTCCCAGGTGGTGGGGTGTCTGATGTACCTCTACTTGTGCGGGTCGGAAGATGACTCTGGTGTCACTTGGCTTCCTGAGGATCTGATCGAAGGCTGGACCTCTCTCATCTGGACCGAAAGGTACACAGAGGCCGGGGAGTTTCAACTGAAGACGCCGGTGGTCGAGGACACCTTGACGATGCTTCCGGACGGAAGTCTGATCGGCATCAACGACAGCAAAGAGCTCATGCGAGTGGAAAACCACAGCATCGCTGTGAACGATGCTGGCGTTGCGGAGCTGACCGTAACCGGTAGGTCTTTCGAGACATATTTGGAGAATCGCATGTTTCGAGGGGACTACAAGGTTCCCTATGAGATGCTCCAGAGCTACACGGTTCAAGATGCCATCGCTGTGTGCATATTTGAGAAGCTCGTCAACACGGACTCTCTGAACGATGTCACGGGCGGAAACTCAGGAGCAGCTTTCTCTGGTCTTGAGTACATTCTCGCTGCGGTAACCACCGCAAACATCGTTCCGTCCAAACCAGCCTCGACTGACGCGCCCAATGACCTTTCTGACCTTCAGTCCACGACGCTGTGGTATCTGCAGGACGGAGAGGTATATCCGACGGTTCTGGACTGGTTGAAGCTGGGCGATCTTGGAATTCGGTGCAGTCGACCGATGAACAGTTATTCGACCGTTGTTTCGGTGAACAGTGCTGGTGTGATTTCTCATCCAGCAATCACTGGTCATGAGCACAAGCTCATGTTTGAGATCTACAACGGTCGAAACCGATCGATGACGCCATCTTCAGTGGATCCACACACCCCAGTCATCTTTCGATATGACGCGGGACATCTCTTGTCTCCGTCATATTTGATCTCAAGGAAGAACTACCGGAACTTCTGCCGAGTTCTCTCTTCTGATGGTGAAGAGAATGTCTGGGATAACGACGACAAATACGGTTGGACAAGTCCCAGCGGTGTTCCGACCGTCCCGATTCCCGCCCCCATCGGAATCCTACGTCATGGGATGACCCTAGACGCGGGAGACGTAGATCCTGCCGCGGTCGACTCCACCAAATGGATGCGGCAAAAAGGCAAGACGGCGTTGAAAAACGCCAACCGACAGTTGCTGCTTGATTCTGCCATTTCGGCCAACGCACCATACTCGTATGGATCGGACTACAACCTCGGCGATCTCGTGACCGTAATGGGCGAGTACGATGTTATGGACACCATGCGTGTGAATGAATATGTCCGCACTCAGGATAAGGATGGTGAACGTGCCTTCCCGACGTTGATTCGTCCTGACCCGGAATTCTGATCCGCCAGGACCTGACACATAGGAAGGCGATGATGTGGTAAAGCGCGTAAAATTCTTCGCCAAGGGTGTTTGGGTAGACAAGCACCTTGGACAGTGGATCACGATGATCATGATCATGATTCACATCGGTCTGGGAACCGCGATCATTGCCGGGGGGCGTATACGGTTCTCAGCACCATCGTATAACGTATTGGTCGATTACACATGCGGCTACACCTGGCTCTGGGGGATAGTAATCTGTTGTTCTGCTTTCATGATGGCTGCGCCATTCAGATTGCTGAATATTCTCGGGCTATGGCTTGGGATGACTTGGCATATTGTCTGGATGGCGGCCTTCATGATTGCCAGCCTCCGTTATGAGACAGCTGCCGCAACACCGATCCCCGTTTACGGTGGATTGGCGATGATTTGTGCCGCTCTTCTCACGGCGAGGGTAATCGACAAGTCTGGCGGGTGATGACGTGGATCCAAACGTTCAGGTCGCATTCGTGGGCATATTTGCGACCATGATCACTTCTGCGGCGGTGGTCTTGGTCGCTGTCATCAACAACAGAAGAGAGCGCTCGGGGTCAGCTAGAGCTGGCATAGAGGCTGGTCTGGACGAACAGAATGTTCTTCAGCGAATGCTTGCGCTTATCGCTGAGAATGAGCGTAAGGAATTCACAATTGAGGGCCTCAAGAAACAAGTAAGGCTTCTTATTGATGAGAACAACCGTCTACGCGACCAGCTGATCACAAAGGATGATGAACCGTGAGCGAACCGACACATCTCGACGACATGCAAAAGGAACCTGCCCAACAGGGTAAGGATTCTCCAACTCGTGTCATTCTGATCATCCTGCTTGTTTTGTGGTTGATCACATTTGCGGCACTTCTCGGCGTGTCGTGGAAGGCATATTTCAGCGAGAAGGAGACAAGTCAGACGTTGGCTCAGCAGATCGCCTTCGCGTGTAAGAACGGGACTTTCGGACCCGGCATCAGTGATGAAGATGTGAAGGCTATGTGTGAGAACGCAGAGGCCGTCACGCAAGACGAAGGAGAAGTGCAAGACGGGGAAATACAAGAGTCTGAGAATCAAGACCCAGAGATCCAGGATCCAGAAATTCAGGACCCGGAGAATCAGGATCCAGAGAATCAGAACCAGGAAAACCAGCAGGATGAGAACCAGCAAGACGAGGTTCAAGATTCTGAGGACCAAGAGTCTGAGAACCAGGATCCGGAGAACCAGGATCCAGAAATTCAGGATGACGAGAACCAAGATCCGGAAGTTCAGGACGAAGAGATCCAGAACCCGGAAATTGACGATCCAGACCCCAACGACCAGATTCAATCTGGTACATGCACTTTCACGGGACTCGGCACCATCACGCTGACGTTCCAAACCACTTCAGGTCCAGTCACGGTGACGTGCACTGGCAATCCAGCGGGAGGAAATAGATGAAGAACAAGCTCTACGACGTGATCAAGTACACGACCTTGATCGCCATTCCGGCGTTGACCACCGCATACGTGGGAATGGACGCTGCACTCAACGACGCTCTGCCCTACGAGAACGAGGTCGCCAAGGGTGCCGTCGTGATCACCACCCTTCTGGGTGCCCTGGTCGGAATCCAGTCCAATCGCTACAACAAGAGCGAGGACAGGTACGACGGAAGCATCGAGGTCAACTCGAACGACCCGGCAATCCTTCATGGACTCGATTTGGACAAGACAGATCCGGTCGATCTTCTCACCAAGGACAAGTTGGTCCTCAAGATCGAGACCAACGACGCTCAGCTGCCTCCTCCCACCTTCGATTCATAGGCTCGCGGGGTAAACAACCCCTATAATGAGACCTATGAAAGGAGACACATGATCCTCGGAGGTAAGACCGACCCGTCCAATCTTCAAATGGAAATTGATCGCGTGATTTCGATCATGTCTACACATGAGCCGACTTCTGACGAGTACGCAAAGATAAACAAGCAGTTGAAGGAGTTGCATGAGCGCAAGGTGGCCGAAAGCCCCAAGCCTCTCGACGCCAATACCATCCTGTCTGTCACCGCGAACATCGCCGGAATCCTGCTCATCGTAGGACATGAACGCAGCCACGTGATCACTTCAAAGGCGATTGGATTCGTCCGAACGCTCCGCTGACTGAGACCCCATAGTCTGTGGCCCAAGAGGGCCTGTGGATAGCTATATTTAGCCTTCTACAGGCCCTCTGGGCTTCGCTTTCGGTACAAGGCATCTCAAAATTTCCCCCGGGGAAAATTTGCGGAACCTTTCGCAGATATTACATCGCATCTAATGAGACCACTACGAAAGGACAGCCATGTTCAAGAATCGTGAAATTCGCATGCGCGTCGTCAAGACCGACGCTGCAGAGACCCCGGAACCCACCCCCAAAGACCCCTGGACCCGAGAAGACGTACTCAACGTCATCGAGGAAGCCAGCCAGATCGCTGGAGGAATGTTCCTGACGGGCCTTGCAGCCGTCTACGTCCTGAAGACCGCAAGCAAGATCGCCATCAACTACGCACCCAAGAACTGACCTCAGCCTCGAGCCCGCAAGGGCTCTTGGTTTTCCTCCCTCGCAAGAAAAACAAGCCCTCTAATGAGAAGGAAATCTACTCTTCGGAGCTCAGATTCCTTACGGCTGATGACCGTACTTCTCATTCAATTTTTTTCTTCGAAAGGAAATTAGATGAGCCTTCACACCATCATTGTGAGGAGCGAGAAGTTAGTCGCAGACAACTCCCCACTGATCTTGACCGGCATCGGCGCTGCCGGTGTCTTGACTACGTCGTACCTGACCGGAAAGGCCACACTGAAGGCAGCAAAGCTTCTTCAGGAGACTCCTCCGACCATGTACATCAACACGGATTTGGACCGCAAGGAACAGTTCCTTCTTCTCTGGAAGCTCTATATTCCAGCAGCTACCTCCGCAATGCTCACCATTTCGGTGATCATCCTGGCAAATCGAATCGGAACCCGTCGTGCGGCAGCACTGGCAGCGGCCTACACGATCTCCGAGCGTGGATTCCAGGAGTATCGTGAGAAGGTGCAGGAGACGATCGGCAAGAAGAAGGAGACGGAAATCCGAGACGCCGTCGCCCAAGACCAGATGGCCAGAGCTGGCATCAACTCCAACATGGTGATAATCGGAACTGGTGACAGCATCTTCGTGGATGCCCGTACGATGCGGCCGTTCATGAGCACCATGCAGGACGTCAAGAAGGCGATCAACGACATCAACTGGAAGATCAACTCGTCGGTTTACGCGTCCGTAAACGACTGGTACGACAAGATCGGTCTTCCAAGGGTCCCGGACGGTGACGACTTCGGCTGGAGCAACACCCTTCTCGACCCGCACATCACCACGACGATCACGGACGACGAGAAGCCGGCGTTCCTGATCAAGTTCACTGAGGCACCCATCAGGGGGTATGACAAGATTCACCCTTGATGTGGGGTTTCTCGCCGAATGATCGATTTGGGGTAGAAATCGACTAATCGCTCGCGTAGAAAACACGCCCCATAATGAGACCCATTCTACCCAAGGAGATTCAAATGACCGACACCGTTCACAACGTCACCGAGGTGAAGAAGTCCCGCAAGTTCGTGCTTCCCAGCAAGAAGACCGCCATCAAGGCCGTCGCGCTCACCGTTTTCGGTGCAGCCGTCGCCCTGGTTGCCGTCGACAAGCTGACGCACCGCTCGCAGGACTCCGACGCCAACGAGACCGAGACCGCCGGTTCCTGATCCGCCTGGATCGGAGCTCACAGGAGGGCCTAGTGAAAACTAGGCTTCTCCTTTTCGTTTCCCGCCCAAACAAGACAAGGAAAACAAATGCTCAAGCAAACCGTTCAGTTCACGGACTTCGATGACGTGAACAAGACCAAGAACCTGTACTTCAACCTGACTCGGGTTGAAGTCTTCGACCACATCGAGCTGAAGGACGAGTTCGAGAACGTGCAGGACATGATCGGCGGCGCCACTCGAGACCTCGAGATGCATGAAGTCAAGCTAATCCTGGATCTCGTCAAGAAGCTCATGAAGCTTTCGTACGGTGTTCAGAAGACCTTCGATGGAGAGCTGCAGTTCGTCAAGTCCGAGGAGCAGTGGAATTCTTTCACCCAGACCGCCGTCTACGATGAGTTCCTGATCGGACTCTTCGAGAACCCCGAGAAGGCCGTCTCGTTCCTGATCGGCATCTGGCCCAAGGAGATCACTCGTGGGATCGATCAGGACCAGCTAAAGCTTCCTGGCATGCCGGTCAAGATGGACGGTCAGGCGCTTCATTCTGTTCCGGTTTCTCCGGATGATGCTCCGCTGTCGGAGGGCGATCCTCGGCCGGCTTGGCTTCGTGAGCTTCGCTCACCCACCTCAGAAGAGATGCGCTCCATGGGTACGTCTGACATGCAGCTGGCCTTTCGCATGAAGGCCTCCGGCGAACTCGACGGGGACAAGTCCAACCCGGACGACTCCGAATAACATTTTCATGCAGGTAGGGGCGGATTAGCAAGGGTTCCTCTCATGGGGGGAGGTGGTCTCGCCCTTCTCCGGATGCTAATCCAGTAAAGACCGCCGTAGTGCCGATCGCTGCCCGGTGAAAAGGCTGCCCCGCCTCGCACGAAAAACAGGTCCCATAATGAGACCAAACCTACGAAAGGAATTTCAATGGACAAGTACGCCGTCGCCCGCAAGATCGTTGCCGGAGTCGCCCTCGCCATCGTCATCAACAAGCTGACGCCGCACGTCGAGGAGGCCCTGGACAACACTGTTGCCAAGGCGAAGAAGACCGCGTCCGAGAAGACCAAGTAGCACTCACTCGCTAGAGCCCGCAAGGGTTCTAGCTTTTCGAAAAGGAAAAGAGATGGCAGAACGCGAATTTCCGGGAAACAGCGATAAGGTCAAGGAATCTCTTGCCGCCACCGCTGCAAACCCGATCCAGAAGGCAGCGCAGCCAAAGCGAGAGAAGAAGGTCGAGAAGATCGAGGGCCTCGGTGAGGTCATGGTCAAGAAGCCCAGCCTGGGTTCTCGATTCAAGTCCACCTTCTTCGGCGGAGACGCCAAGGGCTCGGCCGCCTATGTTTGGGCCAACGTCATCGTCCCCACCGCGAAGAACATGCTTCTGGATGCCATCCAGCAGGGTTCCGAACGAATGGTCATCGGTGAGGTCCGATCACGCTCCTCCATGGGGGGGACGTTGCCGAATCTTCTGGGACTCGGCCACCAGGCATACAACAAGATGTATGCGTCAGGTCCAATGCCAGGACCTGGACAAAACATGTCCCTGCAGCAGCAACAGAGAGCTGCAAGGGCGCAAAGCGATTTCTCTCAGTTCGTCCTGGGCAGCAGGGCACAGGCTGAGGTCGTTGTTGATCGCATGTACGACCTGCTCAGTCGTGATGGTGTAGTCACCGTTGCGGACTTCATGGACCTTCTCGGTGAAGACGCCGATTACACCATGCAGAAGTGGGGATGGGTAGACCTCCGAGGTTCCCAGATAACACGAGTTCCTCAGGGTTACCTGCTGAACCTTCCGAAGCCCGTCCCGCTGGATTGATCGATACCAACAAGGAGAAGAAATGATCAGCAAGTTCATTCCTGCGAGTGTCACGCGTGCCGTTGGCCGCACCGCACTCAAGGTTGATGCAAACTCCCCGAAGCTGCTGTTCGTCGGCGGCGTCGTGGGCGTTGTCGGGGCCACGGTCCTGGCGTGCAAGGCAACCCTCAAGATCGAAGAAGTTCTTCTCGACCACGAGAAGACCATGATCGGAATCAAGGTCATGCAGCACGAGCAGTACTCGGAGCAGGACAGGCAGCACGACAAGATCTACCTGTACGCCCGGACTACGGCACAGATCACCAAGATGTACGCGCCCTCGATCATCCTGGGCTCCGTTTCCATCGCCGCGTTGACGAAGAGCCACAACATCCTTCAGTCCCGAAACGCTGCGCTCAGCGCCGCATACGCCGGCCTGGATGCCACCTTCAAGAAGTACCGCAGCCGAGTCCAAACGGAGCTTGGCGAGGACAAGGAGAAAGAGGTATATCTGGATGCCCAAACGGTGGCGGTCTCGAGCAAGGACGGCAAGGGCGTCAAGCTCAAGAAGTTTGCCGGCCCGAATGGTGGTTCTCCGTATGCGCAGTACTACAGCGCAGACACCAACCGCAACTTCGTCGAAGGGTCGCCGGAAGCCAACATCATGGTTCTTCGCCAGCGAGAAAACTATCTGAACGACAAGCTGCGGATGCGGGGACATCTGTTCCTCAACGAGGCTCTCGAGGAGCTCGGCTTCGATCACACGGAGGCCGGCGCGACTCTGGGTTGGCTGTTCAAGCCTGGTGACGCGGACCACGTCGGCGACAGCTACGTGAACTTCGGCATCTGGGAGGACGACGCTCGGGACCGTCTCGCAGATCTCGTCATCTACGGTGAGGGTATCTTCATCGACTTCAATGTCGACGGAGAGATCCACCGAAAGCTCGCTGAGGTTGAGCCGATCTGGGCTCACTCCGACAAGGCTCTTCGCCGGAAGCGGCGGTCGTGATGTGGACACGCCAACACACTGCGATCCTTGGCGGGGTCTCTGCCATCTGCCTGGGGGTGGGACTTGCCTCCGGCTTCGCCTATGCGAAACGGACCTTGTCCGCAGAGTTCGAGAAGAAGCTGGAGGAGGAGGTCAAGCAGACGAAGGCCTTCTACCAGAGTCTGAACAAGCCCGACCCCGAGTGGCTGGCGAGCCAGTTGCTGGACGAGGAGGATCTTCAGTCGAAGCATCAGTACGACACTACCTCCGACGAGGTGCCTCAGGAAGTTCTGGAACGGATCGCCGGCAGGATGGCCGAGGCTGAGAAGGAGATCGAGGCAGAGGCTGCCCCCCTTCCGGTCGCCGAGCACAACGCTTTCGAAAGTCCGGCACCCTCTTGGGTCCAGTCTGACGAAGAACTTGAGCGTCGGAACGGCGTACCGTACATCATCTCGCACGACGAGTTCTACACGAACGAGTGGGAATTCGAAGAGGGTCAGCTCACGTACTACGAGGGCGACGACACCTTGACGGATTCCAGGGATGAAGCAATCCCGGAGCAGCACAAGTACGTTGGTGAGCTCACACTCGAGAGGTTCGGACACGGTGCGAACGATCCCAACACCGTCTACGTCTGCAACGAAGAGATGGAGATGATCTTCGAGATCGTCCGAAGCAACAAGTCCTACTCCGAAGATGTTCTCGGCTTCCAGCATGAGGACACAACTCGTCGCTTCCGAGTGCGCGAGGCGTGGGATGGGTGATGCAGGCCGTCGAGGAACCCCTCGATGAACTGTACTTCCAGTGGTTGTATCGCCAAGTAGGTAGGGCGGGAACCAACAGGGCCAAGACGCATTGGAAGCTTCTTAGGCAGTTGTACTCCAAGGAGTTTGTTTGGCTTGTTCCCAACGACGACAACCGGGTGATCGACGGGGTTCAGCTTCGCTGGCTCTTCGTTGCTGAATCCCAGTTGGACAAAGTGGACGCGAGTTGGATGAAAATGGGGTGCTCAGTCTTCGAGATGCTTCTAGCACTCAGTCACCGTCTTGCTTTCGAAGCTGATGGTAAGGCGGTTGACTGGTTCTGGTTCCTTTTGCGAAATCTAGGGCTGGAAGATTTCACGGATTCGAATTACGACGGTTTCATCAAAGACGTTGATGAGATCCTCGAAAAGCTCATCTATCGACTTTACCGCCCGGACGGTCAAGGGGGGTTGTTTCCGCTTAAAGATCCTACCGTTGACCAACGGCATGTAGAAATCTGGTATCAGATGAGCATGTACTTGCACGAAAACCAAAGTTGATGAGAGGAGGGTAGATGGATTTCTATCGGATTTGTACGAAAGAGGTGAAGGGTGAGCCCCTGGAGAACATGTTTCCAGATTTCGTAGTTGGGCGGTCAAAGGACCTCATGGTTCGCGGTCGTGGCTTTTACGCTGTTTGGGACGAAGAGGCAAACCTCTGGTCGACAGACGAGTACGCCGTTCAGCGTATCGTGGACGCGCATTTGAAGCGTTACGCTAACGAGGCTCGACAGAAGACCGGCGCCGAGTACAACGTCAAGTACCTCTCGTCGTTCGGCAACCAAGGCTGGAAGAACTTTCGAAGCTTTGTGCAGAACATCAGTGACAACGCACATCAGTTGGACATGAATTTGACCTTCGCCAACACACCGGTGAAGAAGTCCGATCACGTTAGTCGCCGTCTGCCTTATGCTCTCGAACCAGGTGACTACAGTGCCTGGGACGAGCTTGTCGGGACGCTCTACAGCGTAGAAGAAAGGGCAAAGATCGAATGGGCGATTGGTGCGGTTGTCAGCGGAGATGCCAAGCGGATCCAGAAGTTCTTGGTTCTGTACGGGCCTGCTGGGACCGGCAAATCGACAATCCTGGGGATCATCCAGAAACTGTTCGAGGGTTACACAACGACCTTCGACGCTAAGGCTCTGGGCAGTAACAACGGCACATTCGCCACGGAAGCATTCAAGGACAACCCCTTGGTTGCGATCCAGCATGATGGTGACTTGTCAAAGATCGAGGACAACACTCGTCTGAACTCGATCGTTGCCCATGAGCCAATGCGCATGAACGAGAAGTACAAATCGGGTTACGACTTCAGTCCGTCTTGCTTCATGTTCATGGGCACGAATCAACCAGTCAAGATCACAGATGCGAAATCGGGAATCATCCGACGACTCATCGACGTACACCCAACGGGTGTGATCATCCCGTCGAATCACTACAACACGTTGATGTCGAGGATCGACTTCGAACTCGGTGCAATTGCCCAGCATTGTCTGGACGTCTACCGAGATATGGGGAAGAACTACTACAACGGTTACCGGCCTCTCGAAATGATGCTGCAGACCGATGTGTTCTTCAACTTCATCGAGGCAAACTACGACATCTTCAAGGATCAGAACAGCACCACCTTGTCGCAGGCATACAACCTGTACAAGGAGTTCTGCGATGACACGGGGATCGACCGAAAATTACCGCAGTACAAGTTCCGAGAAGAGTTGCGAAACTACTTCGACGAGTTCAAGGACCGCGGGGAGTTCAACGGCCAGCAGGTTCGGAGTTTCTACTCCGGATTCAACGCAAGCCGATTCAAGTCTCGTGCAAGGAAGGAGAAGGTGTTCTCTTTGGTAATCGAGGAAACACACTCCTTCTTCGACGAGTTGGCTGCTGACTGGCCGGCTCAGTATGAGATCTACGACGAAAAGATGGGAGTCGATCGGCCAGAGCACAAGTGGGTGAACGTTACCACCACGCTCAAGGATCTGGACACCAGCAAAATTCACTACGTGAAGGTGCCGGAGAAGATGGTCGTTATCGATTTCGATCTCAAAGATGAGAAGGGTGAGAAGTCACTTGAAGAAAATCTACAGGCGGCTTCGTCATGGCCCCCTACTTACGCTGAGCTCAGCAAAGGTGGAGCAGGTGTGCACCTTCACTATCTTTATGAAGGAGACGTTTCCGAGCTTGCAGTCCATCACAGTAATGGAATTGAGGTCAAGACGCTGCTGGGTGACGCTGCACTTCGCCGACGGCTCTCCCATTGCAACAACATTCCTATTGCAACAATCCACGACGGATCGTTGCCCAAGAAGGAGAAGAAGGTGCTAGATGACCAGACGATCAAGAGCGAGGTTGGGCTTCGCGCTCTCATCGCTCGCAACCTCCGAAAGGAGATTCACCCAGGAACGAAGCCGAGTATCGACTTCATCAAGCATCTCCTGGACGAGGCGTACGAGAAGAAGGAGTACGAGTACGACCTGACTGACATGCGTTCGCCAATCATGGCGTTCGCGCTCAACAGCACCAACCAATCCTTCAACTGTTTGAAGATCGTTCAGTCGATGAAGTTCAAGTCCGAAGGCGAAGCCGGGGCATCCTTGGATCAATCCGAGGGCGTTGACGCATTCGTCAAGGACGACCGTCTGGTCTTCTTCGACATCGAGGTTTACCCGAACCTCTTCGTCATCTGCTACAAGTACGCCGGCGAAACCGAGATCGTGAAGTTGATCAATCCGTCTGCGCTGGAGGTTCAGGGTCTACTGAAGCTCAAGTTGGTGGGATACAACTGTCGTCGTTATGACAACCACATCATCTACGCAGCGTCGATGGGCTACTCAATTGCGGATCTGTTCGAACTCAGCCAGAAGATCATCGTGGACAAGGACCGCAACGCGATGTTCGGCAATGCGTACAGCGTCAGTTACACCGACATCTACGATTACGCTTCGATCAAGCAGAGTCTCAAGATGTGGCAGATCGTGTTGGGTCTCCCCCACAAGGAACTCGACATCCCTTGGGACCAGCCGGTTCCGGAGGAATTGTGGGACACCGTTGTCGATTACTGCTGCAATGACGTGACTTCCACCGAGGCCACGCACGAAGCACGAAAGCAGGACTTCATCGCTCGACAGATTCTTGCTGAGCTTTCGGGTCTCACCGTCAACGACACCACTGCTCGACACGCAGCGAAGATCATCTTCGGGAACGACAAGAACCCGCAGGCGAGCTTCATCTACACCAATCTGAAGGAGGAATTCGAGGGCTATGTCTTCGACGCTGGAAAGTCTCAGTACCGAGGAGAAGATCCGTCTGAAGGAGGCTATGTCCACGCTGAGCCGGGCATTTACGAAAATGTGCCGGTGCTTGACGCGACTAGCATGCATCCTACGTCGATTGTTCAACTCAATCTTTTCGGCGAGTACACACCGAACTTCCGTGCCCTCATGGATGCTCGGATCGCGATCAAGCGCAAGGACTTTGACTCAGCGAGAAGCATGTTTGGGGGCAAGCTTGCGCCCTTCCTTCAGGACACCGCCGATGCCGATGCATTGGCTTATGCACTGAAGATCATCATCAACATCGTCTACGGACTCACGTCGGCAAGGTTCGACAACGCATTCCGTGACATCCGCAACCGCGACAACATCGTTGCCAAGCGGGGCGCTCTCTTCATGATCGACTTGAAGCATGCGTGCCAGGAGAAGGGTCTCACCGTCGCTCACATCAAGACGGACTCCATCAAACTCCCGGGTGCAACTCAGGAAGACATCGACGAGGTCGTCAACTTCGGTGCAAAGTACGGCTACAACTTCGAGCACGAGACAACGTACGAGAAGTTCTGCCTGATCGACAAGGCGCAGTACATCGCTAGAGAGGCCGGTCAATGGACAGCGACAGGTGCGGAGTTCCAGCACCCATACGTGTTCAAGACGTTGTTCTCTCAAGAGGTAGTCACATTCGATGACCTGTGTGAGACCAAGCAGGTTACCCAGGGTTCCATGTACCTGGACTTCGAGTATGACACTCCGATGGCTACGGAGCATCCGATCACAGACCGCATGGTCTTTGTCGGACGAGTCGGAAAATTCGTCCCCGTAAAGGAGGGCGAAGGCGGTGCGGTTCTGTACCGAGTCAAGGACGGAAAGCACTACAAGGTCACCGGCACCTCCAACTACCTCTGGTTGCCGTCTGAGATGGCGGAAGCCAAGGGTATGAATTGCGTCAACATGAATTACTTCGAAGGCCTCGCAGAGGAAGCCAAGAAGTCCATCGAGAAATACGGCTCCTTCGAGGAGTTCGTCAGTTAGGAGAAGTTGTGGGTAAGTATCTGTTGTACGTCGCCCTTCATGGGGCCGGCGACAGCTCGGCGGAATTCGACACCGTCGATGAGGTTGTGGACGCGGTTGCCACCCTCACCAGAAACACCTTCGAGGAGGGCCACCCGATGGTGACCTTCTCCGTGGGCGACATCAGCGAGACCGTTCGAGAGGAGACCACCGATGCCACGAGTTGAGGACACCGTCCTGTTCGAGGACGCGAGACTCATCTTCAAAAACTTCAAGGGTGAGGAGGGGATGTACAACCGGGAGGGCGAGAGGTCCTTCCACGTCCTCCTTGTGCCCGAGCTGGCAGCACAGCTGGAGTCCGACGGGTGGAACGTCAAGTACCTCAAGAAGCGTGAGGACGACGACCCGAACACCCCACCGCAGGCCCATCTGCAGGTGACGGTGAGCTACAAGATCAAGCCACCGCGGATCGTTCTCATCTCCTCGACCAATCGCAACGAGGTTGGTCTCAAGGAGGTAGAGACGCTCGACTACGTCGACATGGCAAAGGTGGACTTCATCGTCAACCCGTTCAACTGGGTGATGCATGAGGGCACCGCCATGGAGAAGCGTGGAGTCTCGGCGTACCTCAAGACGATGTTCGTCTGGATCAACGAGGACTACCTCGAGCAGAAGTACGCAAATCTGCTCGCCAACGGGGACCTTAGTCCTCAGGAGGAGTCGATCGAGTGACCCTCTACAACGCCACGTCGTACTGCCCTAGGTGCGACACGCCCTTCTCGGGTGGCTCCACTGAATCGGTGGAGAAAGCCAAGAAGGCCGCCAACAACATGGTGCGAGAGCATCTGCAACGGGCCATCGGAGCCGACATGGACGATGGCCTTCACGACCACGCTCTCGAGCTGTGGGACAGCACGAACAACTAGGAGATCTAGATGGACGAGAAGCTTGCTCGGGATGTGCTCTCTTTGGGCACCAACCTACTCAACCCCAAGCCGACGGTGCGGAATCTGCCGGAGCCGAGCCCTCGGTTTCACAAGGACAACGCGATTGTGGGAGTGACCTTGAACGACTACACGGACCGGGAGCCTTCGGAAGATGGTCAGTACGTCAAGGTCACCGTGCACAGGGAGCGCATCGAGCTTATCGAGCAGCCCCTGACGCCGGAGGAGCTGGCCGAGGAGAAGGAGAAGCAGAAGATGAACTTCCGGGTCGGTGCCGTCGTGGCTGCCGGTCTGGTGGGCGTCGCCGGCATTCTCCAGGTCCTCGACAGGAAGTCGCAGAGGAAGGTGGAGGTCAAGACCAGTGCCCGCTGAATGCGGTCTTCCGCACGACCACGAGGGGCATCTCGAGCAGAGAGATGGAGTCATCTTCAAGTGTGATGGTGACTCCAGCAAGAGGCCGAACTACGACAGCTCGGCCCCGAACAAGCCCGGAATGTGACCTCGTAGGGGGGCTCGGGCCCCCCGTCCAGCTCAACAACTGAATACATCCAACCCAAACAAAAACCGAAAGGCAGCAACCAAAATGAAGACCGAAAAGTTCCAGCGCAAGCCCTTCCTCGTGGACGCAGTGCAGGTCACCGAGGAGAACATGGAGAGCGTCGCCCAGTGGTGTAAGGGCAATGTCGTCTCCACCGACCCGGGCATCGCTGAGCAGCTCCACAAGCCCGTTCAGACCTGGATTCAGGTCGAGACCCAGCAGCCCATGAACGACCGCCAGAGGCAGGCCTTCGTCGGCGACTGGATCCTCTACGCCAACCGGGGTTTCAAGATCTACACCCCCAAGGCCTTCGATCGAACTTTCGAGGCCTGCTTCCAGGGTGAGCGTCCCGTCAAGATCCACACGGACGACAAGCCGAGGAACGGCGGTGCTACCCCCAAGACCGTTGCGACTCAGCACCAGGTCAACCGCAGCGCCGTGGACGGGCAGTTCGTTTCCGACAAGGAGGCGGCTGAGAGCCCGGAGACGACCGTGACCGAGACGGTTGTGGTCGATCCTACCGGGCAGGCCGCTGTGATCGCCGAGAACGCCAAGGGCGAGTACAAGTACGAGATCGAGCAGTCATGAAGAGCGGGGTGAAGATCCTGTGCATGCTCGCTGCCGGTTTCATCTTCATCGCCGCTTTGGTCTTCATTCCAAAGTGCACGGCTGCCGGGGTACCAGCTATCGACTACAAGGACCCGCTCGTCACACCGAGTGAGTACGCCCAGCTGGAGGTGCCAATGCCGGCGAAGAAGGCCCGGGAGATTCTGGACGGTCCAGGTCAGCGAGTCCCGGGACATCCTCACAAAAGGGTGTACCAGCTCGCTGGTCATCCCAACGCGGAGGTTGCGAAGATGATCGTCTGGTACAACAAGGGACGATTGGTCTACGGGGCCTACCTCGTAATCACGGTTCACTAATCAAGGAGGAAAGATGTACACCAGAATCATTGGGCTGCTTGCGGCTCTTTTCATCTGTGGTGGACTCACCACCGTATCCGCGCAGGCTGATCCCGATCCGGGAACCGGCCCAGCGGCTGCCACTCTGGCAGCGGCCAGTGTTTTGCAGACCTTTCATGAGGGTCCTGACGCAGGCACCTACTCCAAACTCTCCGTCGCGGTGGACGGTCACGGAACATACGTGACTGATCGAATCCGAGTCAAGTGCGATCTGGGATGCGGAAACATGACGCCTGGCACCGCGTTCAACATTACCCTCAAGGGCTCGAATGGTGCCACACTATGGGAGAAGGTTAACGTCTCGTTGACATCCACGGAGACGAAGACGTGGTGGCCGAACCGATCACACGGGAAGGGCGCCTACTGGGTCCTTTACGGCTTCCTTCACACCGCCCAGTGCGGCACTCAGACGATCTTCGAGTCCTGGGGCGCAGTAGCAGGCGGCGCCGGAGCACACCCTGAGGGATGGGCTTACGAAGCTTGCTGACGTAGTCAAGGTTGGTCCCAGCTTATTGAGGGGGAAGCTGGGGCCTTCCTTGTCCGCGTCGCGAATTCTACACGCCTTCTAATGAGACCACTACGAAGGAGACACCCATGAGCTTTCTGTCGGATTTGGTTGCCGTGATTTTAGGATTTGTATTCTTGTCAATTGGATTCGCTTACTTCACAGCGGAACCGAACGTCAAGGAGTACTGCCAAAACTCAACGAACAACCCGATCAATTCGACCAGTTGCATCATTAGGACAACAGTCCAAAGCTGGTAGTCCCCCAGAGCCCTACATGGGCTCTGGTTTTCATCAACTTAATATCTAGGAGACCTAATGAAGAAAGACTACTGCCGTGCTCTGCGAATCCTGGCGGTGGGCATGGTTGCGTGCGTGTCTTTGTACGTGACAGCCACGGTTTACGGCGAGAAGGAAGACTGGGAACCCCAGCCCTACGGAACCATCAAGTAACTACTAAATTGGAGGCAGCATGCACAAGATCGACCGGTGTCCAGATTGTAAACATCTACGACTCCAGCACGATGGCTGGGGATGTCTGAACGTGGATTGTGGCTGCAAACTGGACATCAAGTTTCTTCGTCTCTACCTGGAAAATGAGGAAAAGTCATGAAGGACCTAGGAGATTTCGTTCAGTTCGATCTGAATGACCCGAACGACTGCATGGATCTGGTGGACCACTTCGGCTTCACCAACACACAAATCAAGGACATGAGGGCCAAGGGGATCGGCTACCACAGCGTGAACAAAGGCTTGCTCATAGAGGATGGAAGGTGGGGAGTATGAACCAATCACTGATCAATGAGCTGCGAGCTCTAGATCTGCGAATCACCAAGCAAATCCACATGCTGGATGCTCATTGGAGTGAAAACCCAGTGAACTACAAGGAAGCCACCAAGCTCCTTCTAGCCAAGTCGAATTGTCTGAACGGCATCGCCGTACTAGTGGCTGCGAAGAAGCGATGAGGATCATCTCAGCCCTAGCGTTGACTGTGGTTCTGTTTGTTCTCGGGACCACTGGGGCATCTGCGGAGAACACCCGACCGTGCGTAGCGATGTCCGAAATCCATGGCGTCCAACTATTCCCCGACTACGTCTCTCTGTCAGAGCTGGAGAAGCGTTGGGACGTCACCAGCAAGGACCGCGTGTATGGCGGAGAAGGCTTCTGGTATTACAAGAAGTGCGGGAAGCCCATGAGCGAGACATTCGCGATCGTCATGGTGTCCAAGCGATACAACATGCGCGTCAAGGAAGGGGACCTCCGAGTCGTGGGAGTTACCTGGTGGTCAATTCACCAGCAGATGTACGACGAAGAAGGCAACCCGATTGAGTAGGAGGAACTGTGGAGCTTTATCCGCATCAGCAGAAAGCGGTAGATGAGCTCCACAACGGGGCAATTCTAGTGGGAGGTGTAGGGACGGGCAAGTCGATGACGTCCCTCGCCTACTACTACACGAAAGTGTGCAAGGGTGTCATGGGCGATCAGCTCAGTGTTCGTGAGCCTACTGACATCTACATCATCACCACCGCCAAGAAACGAGACCATGGCGACTGGGAGAAAGACGCGATCAACTTCGGATTGGTAAAGAACCCCGAGATAGCTGTCGGGAACGTCCGGATGGTCATTGACAGCTGGAACAACATCGGTAAGTACAAGGAGGTACACGATGCGTTCTTCATCTTCGACGAACAGAGATTGGTTGGATCCGGTCAGTGGTCAAAGGACTTCATTACGATTGCCAAGCATAACAAGTGGGTGCTTCTCAGCGCTACACCAGGCGATACGTGGCTTGACTACATTCCAGTCTTCGTTGCCAACGGATTCTACAAGAACCGGACTGAGTTCAAACGACAGCATGTCGTCTACAACACGTTCAGCAAGTTCCCTAAGGTTGATCGATACGTGGACGTGGGAACTCTGGTGCGCCACCGGAATGCGGTCCTTGTCGAAATGCCTTATGTCCGGCACACAGTCAGACACTCCTACGACGTAGAGGTTGAGTTCGACAAAGACTTGCAACACAAGGCTCTCGCGGAGCGGTGGCACGTTTTCGAGGGCAGGCCCTTGCGTGATGTGAGTGAGCTCTTCCTGGTGTTGAGGAAGATTGTCAACAGTCATCCCTCGCGGCTTGCTGCCGTGCGCAAACTGATGGCTGCTCATCCCAAGCTCATCGTCTTCTACAACTTCGACTTCGAATTGGAGGCTTTACGTGGACTTTGCGACGATGTGCCCCTTGCTGAGTGGAACGGACATAAGCATCAGCCGATCCCACAAACAGACCGGTGGGTGTATCTGGTGCAATATGCTGCCGGTTCTGAAGGGTGGAACTGTGTCGACACGGATACTGTTTGTTTCTACTCCCTCACCTACAGCTACAAGATGTTCCACCAGGCTCACGGAAGAATTGATCGACTCAATACGCCGTTTGTCGACCTGAACTACCACACGTTGATTTCGAACTCTGTAATCGACCAGGCCATCAGAAAGGCACTGAAAGCCAAGAAATCGTTCAATGAGTCCTCTTTTGGGCTCAAAAAGTAGATATTGGGTTGCGACTTAATATCTAGTCTTGTCAAAAACTGCCAAAAAACCCTTGTTCAACAACTCTCTCTATACGCGTAGATAATATCTAGATATTAGGGAGGGAAGCCTAGAGAGTCTTTTCCGACAAGAGTTTTGGCAATAGATATTACCTCGAGGAGGTGACTATGTGGAAAACGGTGGTCGGGTTCTCCAACTACGAGATCCACGACAGCGGGGCCGTTCGGAGAATTGACTGGCAGCGCCCAGTGAAACCTACTCTGAACCAACAGGGGAATCCTATGGTTGGACTCTCCCGAGATCTGAAGCAGCACAAGAGATCACTTGCACTCCTGGTAGCGATGACATTCTTAGATCGTCCACCTAACAGTCGTTTCGACACTCCTATCCACCTGGACGGAAACAAGATGAACTGCTCGGCGGACAATCTGATGTGGCGTCCACGCTGGTTTGCGATCAAATACCATCAGCAATTCTGGAACGGCAAGCGAGGATTCATCGTTCCTGTGTATGAAGTGAATAGCGGAGAGACCTTCCCTAACTCATGGGAAGCAGCCTTGAAGTATGGGCTAATCGACGCTGAAATCTTGAGTGCAGCCATGAATCGAACGGTTGTATTCCCCTCAGGAATGCACTTCAGACCGATCAACGACTTCACCGAATAGATATTACTTCGCGCTCTAAACGCGGCATATAACAGAAGAACCAGAACCAACCTTTTGTTTTTGCCCGCGAGGAGGTGAATCATGCTCGAATCTGCCTACCAAGCTCAGCTCATCAAGCGGATCGAGCTACGTTTCCCTGGATGCTGGATCATCAAAAACGATACTGGTTACCAACAGGGGATACCCGACCTGACGGTCTTTTGGGGACCGTTCTGGGCAATGTTGGAAGTGAAAGCATCAGAAGATGCTGAAGTTCAGCCCAATCAACCGTACTTTGTTGAGAAGGCGAGCGGCATGTCTTTTGGTGCATTTATCTTTCCTGAAAACGAGAGGGAAGTTCTGGATGCTCTTCAACTCGCATTCGAATCTGCAGGGGCAGCATTCCTTTCTCTCGGCTAGCAAGGCCTCTTGGCTTCGCTACGACGAAGAGAAACTGGAGCGTTCCTGGTCCAGTGCACAGGCAGCACGCCGTGGTGATGAACTTCATGAGTTCGCTGCCATGGCTATTCGTTTGGGGCAACCACTACCCAACGAACCTAAGACACTGAACATGTACGTGAACGACTCGATCCTTCTGGGTTTGGCACCGGAGCAACCTTTGGTCTACTCGGCCAATGCGTTTGGAACAGCGGACGCAATTGGTTTCTTCGATCCAGTACTTAGAGTCCACGACCTGAAGACGGGTCGTTCGCCGGTCCACATGGATCAGCTTTTGGTTTACGCGGCGTACTTCTGTCTTGAGTACATGCATCGTCCTGAGGATCTCACGATGGAGCTTCGCATCTACCAAGGGAACGGGATCAAAGTTCACCAACCCAACCACACCGAGATCCGTCCGATCATGGACAAGATTGTGCACTTCGACAAACTCATCACTCAGTGGCGAATGGAGGAAGCGGCGTGAAGCTCGACGACAAGACCTATCTTGCTCACTACGGCATCCTTCGTCGTTCGGGGCGATACCCGTGGGGATCAGGAAGTACACAGAATGTTCGCAACAAGACGTTCTTGGATTACGTGGCCAACCTCAAGGCTCAAGGTCTCTCTGAGACTGAGATCGCTCAGGGAACTGGCATCACGACCACGCAGCTTCGAGCTGCTCGTACCATCGCCAACAACCAGCAGAAGCAGCAGAAGATCGATCAGGTCAATCGCCTTGCTGCTAAGGGAATGTCAAACGTCGCCATCGGTGAGCGCATGGGCATTCCCGAGTCCTCGGTTCGTGGCCTTAGGGCTGCTGCATCCAAGGAGAAGGTGGACATTCTCGTGTCTACTGCTGGCATGCTCAAGCGTGAAGTTGACGACAAGCAGTACATCGACATCGGTTCTGGGGTGGAGAATCATCTTGGAATCAGCAAGGAGAAGCTCGGCGCTGCCGTTGCTCTGTTGAAGGAGGAAGGCTACACGGTCCACACTGTACAGGTGGATCAGGCTGGAACCGGACACAAGACCAACGTCAAAGTGTTGGGCCCTCCTGGCACTACATACCGAGACAAGGCCAAGGCCGTTCCTCTGGGTGGCATCAAGCAAATCCAGGAGTACAGCGAGGATGGTGGAAGATCCTACCTTGGCATTCTTCCTCCCATCTCAGTGAGCTCAAAGCGCATTGGGATCCGTTATGCGGAACAGGGAGGCAGCGACCTCGACGGTCTGATTTATGTCCGTCCCGGGAAAGAAGATCTTTCTCTCGGTAAGGCGCACTACGCTCAGGTCCGAATTGCGGTGGATGGAACTCACTACCTGAAGGGCATGGCTGTCTACAAAGATGACCTTCCCGATGGTGTGGATCTCCTGTTCAACACAAACAAGTCCAGCACGGGCAACAAGCTCGACGCAATGAAGGCTCTGAAAGATGACCCCGATAACCCATTTGGGTCGGTGGTTCGGCAGCTGGGCGATCACGACAGCCATGGTCGTTTGACCAAGGTTACCTCTGCGATGAACATCGTCAATGAGGAAGGAAAGTGGGGCGAATGGTCTAATAACCTCTCGTCTCAGTTCTTGTCGAAACAATCCCCCAGATTGATCGCCCAGCAGCTGGACAAGTCTCACAGTGATGCCAAGAAGGAATTCGATGAGATCATGTCTCTGACGAATCCTGCTGTTCGGCAGAAACTGTTGGAGGACTTTGCTGAGAATGCCGATGCTTCTGCGGTTCACCTCAAGGCCGCGGCACTTCCTAGGCAGGCAACTCGGGTTATCCTTCCAATCAACTCGCTGAAAGACTCTGAGGTCTACGCTCCAAGTTTCAATGATGGAGAGCGAGTCGTGCTAGTTCGATTCCCGCATGGTGGGAAGTTCGAGATCCCTGAGCTTACGGTGAACAACCGAAACACTGAGGGAAAACGAACACTTGGTAAGGACACAACCGATGCAATTGGAATCAACTCTGAGGTAGCCAAGCGGCTGTCTGGTGCTGACTTCGATGGTGACACGGTATTGGTCATCCCCAACACTAAGGGGCAGATCAAGTCCGAACCCGCGCTGCAACAACTGAAGGGCTTCGATCCCCAACAGTATAAACTTCCTGATGATGCGCCAAAGATGTCTTCAAGGGCGAAGCAGATGGAGATGGGGAATGTGTCGAATCTCATCACAGACATGACCATCAAGGGTGCCAACAACGACGAGCTTGCTCGTGCAGTCAAACACTCTATGGTTGTGATCGATGCTGAGAAGCACCATCTCGACTACAAGAAGTCTGCTCAAGATAGTGGCATTCTTCAGCTCAAGCAGAAGTACCAAGGTGGTGGTAATAGGGGTGCCTCCACGATTGTGTCTCAGAAGAAGTCTCCTGTTCGGGTACCTGAGCGCAGTCGTACATTCAGGGTGGATCCTGTCACTGGTGAGAAGATCTTCCGGGAAACCGGGGCTTCATACACTAAGGATGGGAAGGTAATCTTTAAGACCTCCACCATCAAGAAGTTGGAATCGGTGAAGGATGCACACGACCTATCATCGGGTACGCAAAGAGAGTCCCTCTATGCGGATCACTCCAATAGAATGAAGGCCCTTGCTAACCAGGCTAGGAAAGAAGCTGTCAATACCAAGGCTACCCCTTGGTCTGAGTCAGCTAAGAAGACCTTTGCTCCTGAGGTAGCCGAGCTCAATGCAGCATTGAATGTTGCATTGAAGAATGCACCAAAAGAGCGGGCCTCCCAGCTATTAGCAAACACCGTCATCTCAGCAAAGCGGGCAGCCAACCCCGACATGGACAAGGCTGAGGTAACCAAGCTCAAGTCTCTTGCATTGGAAGAAGCAAGAGCACGGTACGGTGCACGCAAGGATCGTATCGAGATCACACCCAACCAGTGGGCTGCCATCCAGGCAGGAGCTGTTAGTAATAGCAAGCTCAAGCGAATACTGGACAATGCAGACATGACTACCGTCAAGGAGCTAGCCACACCAAGGGCCAAGCCACTGATGACATCAGCATACAAGGCAAGGGCCTCACGCATGCTTGCTGCTGGTGCTACTCAGGCAGAGGTAGCCAGTGCACTAGGTGTCTCACTCACTACACTCAAGACATCCTTGGATGGTGGGTGATGGCACAGCACATGCTCACTACCATGGACAATCCATGGAATCCATGGACACAGTGGGATGATTGGTTTGCTTATGATGAGCAGGCCGGGTACCACACCACTGCCTACTTGGATAGAGTTACAAGAAGTTCAAGCGAGCTATCGGGTCCGGATCAAGAAGTTGCTTATGAAAATGCTGTTCTTTCTGCAGTTCGAGAGAACATCACAGGCATCTACATCATGGTACCGAATCCGAATGGTGAGCAAACAAGCTCATGAGATTCAACGTTGAGAGCAGCCACCCTTAGCAGGTCTTCCTATCCACCACCCTGCCTAGATCAGTTGTCTGTTCTCAGCGTTGAACCCCATGCCCACGCAAGGGTTCTCTAAATTTGCACAGATTAGGGACACACATATGGGGGAGGGGGGCCTCTCGCAAAAGGTACCCCCCCTCTGCAT